TTTTTTTATGCCTCAAAACCCCCGCGAAAACGCCCCTAGAATCAACGAGATTGGAAAAGAGGTATGGATATACCTTTTCTTGAAACTTGTTCGTTCTAGGGCCGTTTCTGACGGTCTAGGCTCGATGTAACGGATATATTCGTGTCGGATGACACTGTGTCTATGAGAGTAAGGCAGGTGATTGTTTCATGGCGAAGAAGAAAGCCCCGCCGTCTCCCGAGCAGCTTCAGCGGATGCGGGATACGGCGTTGCAGATAGAGGTGTGGGCGAAGAAGCCGTGGCGGTGGATTCGGGATTGCTGCGTGACACAGGACGAGGCGGATTCGTCGTCGCCGGTGAAGCCGTTCCCCGACAAGGAGTATCTGCGATACATTGCGGATTTGTGGCAGAGGAGTTCGCTGCTGGCGATTCCGAAGAGCCGCCGGATGATGCTGACGTGGCTGATGCTGGCGCTGCATCTGCACAAGGCGCTGTTCTTCCCCCGGAGCGCGATCTTCATCCAGTCGAAGAAGGAGGACGACAGCGACTTCCTTCTGTCGGACAAGCGGATGCTCTTCATCTACGAGAATCTGCCGAAGAATCTCCCGTGGCCGAAGGTGACGCGGAAGTTCTGTTCCCTGGAGTTCTCGAACGGGAGCTACATGCGCGGCATCGCCCAGGGGCCGGATCAGTTGCGGCAGTACACGGCGTCCGCGATTCTGTGCGACGAGATGGCGTTCTGGGACAAGGCGGAGCAGACGTGGGGCGCGCTGAAGCCGACGGTGCAGGGAGGCGGGCAGGTGACGATGATTTCGTCCGCCGGGCCGGGGTTCTTCCAGCGGATAGTGGAGGGGAGGCTTACCGATGACAGGCGGTGAGATCAACCATATCCCCATCCCCGGCCTCAAGCAGTGGACGACGCCGGACGGAATTGTCGTTCTCCAGGTCCATTACTCCGCAGACCCGGACAAGTCCGCTCCGGAGTGGAAGGAGCGGGAGATGAAGGGGCTTTCCCCGCAGCAGTGGGAGCGGGAGTACGAGATCAACTTCAATGCTCCGGAGGGGAAGGCGTTCTTTCCGGAGTTCGATATGACTCGGCATGTGGCGTCCGGGGAGATGGAGCCGTTTGTCGGGAAGCCGGTCGTTCGCGGATGGGACTTCGGACTTTCTCCCGCGACGCTGTTCGCGCAGTGGGGGCCGACGGGACAGCTCTGCATCTTTCACGAGATTCAGTCGTGGGACTGCGGTATCCGCGCGCACGGGGCCGTGGTGAAGGCGGATTCGTCGTCTCTCTTTCCCGGTTCCCGCTTCGTCGATTATGCCGATCCTGCGGGGATGCAACGGGCGCAGACGGACGAGAAGACGTGCTTTCAGCTATTGAGGCTGGAATACGGATTCGTCCTCTTTCCGGGGCCGGTGTCGGCGGTGGCGCGGAGCGAGGCGATACGGAAGCTCCTGACGACGACGACGCCGAACGGGAAGCCGATGCTGCTTGTCGATCCGCGATGCGCGTGGCTGATCGCGGCGCTGGCGGGAGGGTACCACCGGCGGGAGATCGGCGGTCGGTACACCGAAGACCCGGTGAAGGACGACTACAGCCATATCATCGACTGCCTCGGGTATGTCGCCGCAGGGCAGGGGCGGAGCGACGCCCGCGACGAGCCTATCAAGTATCCGGATGCGGATGTGTTTTAGAGGTTGTAAGACGGACTCGCCAAACGGCGGGACGCATACCTCGTGGAACCGGGAAGCCCAGCCTTTCTAAGGCTGGGTAGCTCACTCGAAAGGAGGTGGGGGTTATCGACGAGATGATTGAAATCATGGAGATGTCCATGGAGGTCGTCCCCGAGGGGAAGGACGAGCCCGAGTCGGAAGAGGAGCGCCTTGAGCGCGCGCTGGCGGTGGTGAAGGGCGACCGCGAGGCTTCCGAGGAGTTGCAGGAGACGCTGGCTCCGTTCCGCGAGGAGGCGTACCGGTTCTACCGGGGGCGCGCCCTGGGGAACGAGCGGGCGGGGCGCTCCAAGGTGGTGTCTTCCGACGTGATGGACGCCGTGGAGTGGGTGATGCCGTCTCTGATGCGGATTTACTTCTCCAGCGATATCGTGTCGTGCGAGCCCGTGGGGCCGGAGGATCAAATCGTGGCGGAGCGGGTGAGCGCATTGTTGAACTATCAGTTCACGCGGCGCGGCGACGGGTTCGTCGTGGCGTACAAGTGGTTCAAGGACGCGCTGATCTACGGTCTCGGCGTGGCGAAAATATCGTGGGAGGATCGTTTCCGCGACGTGCCGTTCGCCGTGCCGGAGATGTCGGAGAGCGATTTCAACGCGCTTTCGTCGGAGGACGGGGTGGAGATCACCGGGTTCGAGCGGGTGGAGATTCCGCCGGACGAGGTGTCGGTGCAGCGGGTCGTGCAGCAGACGGTGATGGGATTGCCACCGGACATGCCCGACGACGAGAAGGCGGAGGCCGTGCGCATGGCGGTCGAGTCGATGCCTCGTCTCGCGACGTATTTCAACGTCGAGGGGAAGAGGGCGATTCTCGATTATTCGGGGCCGGTGTACGAAGTGATTCCGCCGGAAGATTTTCTGTACGATCCCGAAGCGGAAGAGTTGCGCGACGCCCGCTTCGTTATCCATAGAGTTTTCCGGACGCCTGACTACCTGCGGCGAATGGAGTCGGAGGGCGTGTACTTCAACGTCGAAGAGGCCATCGAGAAGGGGAACACGCAGCGCGACGGCGACAGGAGCGACAGGGAGAAGGGCTTCCGGAACGCGGAGAACGACAGGACAAACCCGTGGACGATGACGGAGAATATCGAGGACGCGGACAAGCGTCGTCCGCTGGAGTTGTACGAGTGGTGGGGGCTGTTCGATCCGGACGGGAGTGGACGGCTGACGCCGCACGTCATCACCGTTGCGAACGACGTTGTGATTCGTCTTGAGCGGAACCCTTACGATCACGGGGAGCCGCCGTTCGAGGTGCTTCGTCCTGTTCTCGATGTGCACAAGTTCGAGGGGATCGGCTTCGCCGACATGGTGAAGGAGTTCCAGGAAACGAAGACGAGCCTTCGCAGGCAGATACTCGACAACATTTCGTGGCAGAACAACGGGATGTGGGAGGTGCAGCGCGGGGCCGGAGTGGAGATGGAGTCGCTGGTGAATCCGCGTCCGGGCGGCGTCGTCCGTACCGACGTGCCGGGGGCCGTGCGCCCTCTGACGCCCCCTCCGTTGCAGCAGGCCGGATTCATGGCGTTGGAGTTCGAACAGACGCAGTTGGAGCAGCGAACCGGTATAACTCGTTATAATCAGGGGCTGGATAGTCGCAGCTTGAATAAGATGCTCGCTTTAGATACGCTTATTCCCCTGATAGATGGGTCCGTGAAATTGAATAAAGATATTGTTGAAGGGGACATTGTTGTCGGGTCCAACGGTAAGGGGACAAAAGTTATCAAGGCGCATCCGGTGCAGGTACCGGAACGTGCATTCGAAATAGTGTTTCAGACTGGGGATGTTATCAGGTCGGGTGGAGAGCATAGGTGGGCCGTGAAGGTGTGCGGCGAGAAATATCAGAACATGTCTCCTGATTGGGAGAAACTCCCTGCGGAGCGCATATTCGATCTTATGCAGTCCGGACATCATGTCTATGTGCCGCGCGTGCAGTCTCCCGATTTCACTGAAAAAGAGTTGCCGATGGACCCGTATGTGTTTGGCGCATGGCTTGGAGACGGCAATTCGCATACGAATAGATTCACGACGCAGGATGCGGAGATTCTCGACGCATTCGAAAAATGGGCAAAGGGGTTCTATAAGGGCGGCGTGGAAAAATGCTCGAAGCAGCACAGCGGGAAAGCTATTACATATCAGGTGGTAAACACCCCGTTCCGTAAAATACTCAAAGACTTGGGGTGTTTGAAGGATTCAAGATACGAAGATACGAAATATAACGTGAAGCACATTCCCGAAATATATCTTCGCGGGAGTTTTGAACAGCGTCTTGCGCTGTTGCGCGGCCTGATGGATACGGACGGACACATCAGCAAGAACGGGGATTCTATTTTTTGCAGTTCTGAACCGGCGCTGATTGAGAGCTTTGTCAAGCTCATCGAAACATTCGGGTGCAAGGCTGGCGTGAATTGGAGAGAGACGTGCGGACACAAGTTCCCGAATGCGAAACCGGCTGCGCATGTTGTTTTTGCTACGCCGTTCTGCCCCGTGACACTTCCCGCAAAGGTCGCGCGATGGAGAACTCGGGAGAAGTTTTGGGAGAAGCAGCGGATTGTTTCGATAAGAGAAATTCCTGTCGAACCAATGCGGTGTCTTTCTGTTGAAGCTGATGACGAGTTGTATTGTTGCGGTCAAAAAATGACGGTGACGGCGAATACTGCCACGGGCATAACAGCAATAATGGGGGCGAGCCAGCAGCGCATCGAGCTGATTGCAAGGCTTTTCGCCGAGACGGGTGTAAGAAACCTCTTCGTCAAGGCGCTTTCGTTGAACCGGCAGTTCGTGCGCGACGAGTTCGTCGTGCGGCTGTACGGAGAGCCTATCGTGATCAACAAGGACGACGTGTCGGGGCAGTTCGACATTCTGGTGTCCGTCGGCATTTCGGCGAGCAAGCAGGAGGTCGTGCAGCAGCAGATGATTCAGCTTATCCAGATGGCTCCGGGTTTGGCGCAGGCGCAGATTATGACTCCGGACAACATCTACGCCATCATGGTGAAGCTGCTTGAGGGATGGGGCTTCAAGGATCACAGCCAGTTGATGACGAATCCGAACGTGATGGGACAGATGACGCAGCAGATGCAGCAGATGCAGCAGCAGATGCAGATGATGCAAATGATCTTGCAGCACCCGAGTATTGCGAACGTGGTACCGCAGATAGCGCAGCAGGTACAGCAGGCGCAGGCACAACAGGCGCAGGCGGCTCCTCCGGCACAGGGGGAACAACCTCCGGCACAGGGGCCTGTACCGATGCAGGGAGGTGCGCCGGTATGATGCACCGGAGCCTTCCCGGAGACAACAAGCTCGATCCGGTGGAGTTCCTCGACATAACGTCGAGGCTCGGGTTCGAGGCGCTGCACGAGCTTGCGGCCGTGTATCTGGATGTGAAGTACGCCGCGCTGTTGAGTTCTCCCTCCGGCGACGACATGACGAAGTATTCCCTCGCGAGGGCGCAGGGTGTGCGGGAGTTCGTCCGCTGGATCAGCGAGACGCGCGATGAAGTCAGAGAGCTGATGGAGCGGAAGGTATAGCGAGAGCAACAAGGGGAAGAAGATCAGGAAAAGCGAGATCAACAAAGGAGAGACGGGATAGCCCGTCTTTTTCCATATATGGGGGCTTCGGAGCGATGGCTTCGGAGCTCCTTTTTATTGGCCAACCCGGAGAGGGGGCCGCCCGCGTTCGGGGGTATCCGCCGGTTTCCGGGAGCACAAAACAAGGAGGCACTACCGTGGAGAAAGAACTGGATCAGGTACTGGCGCAGGAGAACGAAAGCGATACCGGCGAGTTCGAAAAGTCGAGGGAGGAATACTACCAGTCGATGGCCGCACGCGCTCGCGGAGACGAGGACGCGTCGGAGGAAGACGAGTCGGTATTGGATGAGTTTTTCGGCGAAGAGCGGGATGAACAATCGGAGCAGGGAAAGGTTCCGGATGCAATAGAAGAACCGCTTCGAGCGTCGGAGCAGCCTCCTTCCGTTGAGACGCCGCCCCTGGCGCAGAAGCCCCCGTTGATGAAGTTGAAGGTGGATGGACAGGAGATTTCCATTCACGACTACAACGACGCAGTGACGCTGGCGCAGAAGGGATTGCACTACACGCAGCAGATGCAGGCGCTCGCGCCGTACCGGCACGTGTTGAAGGCTCTCGAAGCGAATCCGGATTTGCAGGAGGAGCTTTTGAACCGGATTCGCGGAGGACAGCCCGCGAAGAAGGATGAAAAGGTTTCGCCGGCGGAGCCGGAGAAGAAGATCGAAATACCTCCCATGCGGGAGGATGAAACCTACGAGGAGTGGACACAGCGCGTCTTCAAGGAGGAGATTCCGAATCTCGTGCGTTCGGAGGCGGAGCGTATCGCCGGTGCGAAAGCGGCGGAGATATTCAAGACCGAGAACGCGATGCTTGAAGAGGTGCGCCGCAGAGAAAAGATTCTCGACGCGGCGCGTGCCGATCCTCTTTTCAACCATACGGCGCAGTTCATCCGGCAGTCGATAGAGGCCGGGCAGATTCCGCCGACGGTGCTTCAGGCCGCCGACAGCGATCCGAAGACATTCGTATGGCTGTACGACAGCGCGCGTAAGAAGGTGGCGTCGATGATGGCTCCCGCGCAGACAGCGCCGGTTCCTCCGGTCGCTCCCGCAGCGCCCGCCGAGACGCAGAGAAGTCCGCAGCCCCGCGCCCCGCACGCCGAAGCGGCGTCCGGACGGGCACGCCCGTCGAAGGGTTCGCGCGATTACGTGAAGGTGATCGAGGACATGGAGGACGCGAAATTCAAGGAACTGCTCGAACGAGTGAAAGCGGGTGGCGCCAGATGAGGCGGGTACCCGCTCAAATTTTATCAGGGAGTGATACTACTTGAGCACACAGTATATGAAGGCGGCTGATTTTTCCAGAGCGGCACTGACGTTTTACGAGAAGACGCTTCTGACGACATCGCGTTCTCTTCTCACCTACGCGCAGTTCGGTGAGAAGTTCCCGATGAAGGACAAGAGCGGCAAGACGATCAACTTCGCCCGCTACGCCGATCTTTCGGCGGCGACGACCGAACTTGGCGAGGCCATCACCCCGGTCGGCAGCAAGATTCTCAAGAGCGAGATCACGGCGACTCTTCGCCAGTACGGCGATTGGGTCGGTATCTCCGACGTGACGACGATGACCGGTTTCGACCCCGAGATTACCATCGCCGCCGAGAAACTCGGTCGGCAGCAGGGTCTTACGCTCGACACGGTGCTCCGCAACGAGCTGATGCAGGGGACGAACGAGGTGTTCGCCAACAGTAAAACGTCCACGGCGACGATCAAGGACAAGATACAGAAGGCTGACTTCCAGAAGATTCACCGCTTCCTGCGCTCCAACGACGTGCCGATGATCACCAAGATGATCGACCCGAGCACCGGGATTGCGACGCAGCCCGTGCCCGCCGCGTACATCGCCATCGGACACACGGACATGATCACCGATCTGGAGGACCTGGAGGCGAGCGGCGGGTTCGTTCCGGTACATAAGTACGCCAGCAGCAGGGGCGTGTTCGAGGGCGAGGTCGGGACGCTTGCGGGTATCCGCTTCATCCTCACCAGCAACGCGCCGATCGCCTACGCCGCGGGCGACACGCCGAGTGCCGGCATCCAGGCGAGCGTGAACGCTTCGAAGACGGACGTGTATTCGACCATCATCTTCGGCGAGGGCGCGTTCGCGGAGGTTCCTCTGAACAAGGGGAACAGCGGGATCATCATCAAGGCGAAGGGCGCGAAGGATACGATGGATACCAGCGACCCGCTGAACCAGAGGTCGACCGTAGGTTGGAAGACCATGTGGGCGGGAATTATCCTCGACGACAGTCGCATCGTGCGTTACGAGCACGGCGTGACAGCGTAAGGTTGGTGACGGGATATGAGTATGAAATTCAGAACTCTT